CTGATGCAGGCTGAGATCGTCAACCCGACCGCACCGGCTGCCCCGCAGGCCGCGCCGCCGCGCCGCCGCGTGATGGCGGACGCCGGCCGCACGTCCTACTCCGGCGCGTCGCAGGTCAATGCCAATATCGCGCTGTGGCGGCCGCCGCTGCGTTCGGCCGATGCCGACATCATGCGCGACGCGGCGACGCTGCGCGCCCGTGCCCGCGACCTCGAGCGCAACCACCCCTACGCGCAGCAGGCCGTGCGCGCTTCCCGCCTCGCCGTCGTCGGGAAAAAGCTGCGGTATTCGTGCCGCCCCGATCACAACGTCCTCGGCATCGACCAGGAGGAGGCGATGCGGTGGGGGCAGGAATTCGAGCGGGTGTGGGAAAGCTAAGCACACGGCGCGGGCTTCTACATCGACGCCGGCCGCCGGATGAATTTCACCGCGATGATGGCGCTGATCCACGATCGCGATTTCACCGACGGGGAGAGTTTCGTCTCGGTCGAGTGGGCGCCCAATCGCCGCTGGCGCACCTGTTTCCAGGCGGTCGACGTCGATCGACTCTCAAATCCGCACGGTCGCCCTGATTCAATCTATCTGAAAGCCGGAGTAGAACTCGACGAGCTGTCGGCGCCGGTCGGTTATCACATCCGTGACGGCCATCCGGGTGACCTCGCGATCATCGGCACCCGTCACATGACGTGGTCGATGATCCGGCGGGAGACCGAGTGGGGCCGGCCGGTGGCGCTCCATACCTACGAAATGCTGCGACCCGGCCAGACGCGCGGCGTGACGGCGTTCTCGTCGGTGATCAGCGCCATGAAAATGGGTCAGGAATACACCGAAGCGGCGCTGCAGCAGGCGATCCTGCAGGCGAGCTATGCCGCGGTGTTGACCAGCCAGCAGAACTACGCCGCGGCGTTGGAAGTCATTTCCGGGATGTCTCCCGACAAACTCGGTGACGGCTACTCCGTTGTCGATTTCGCCGAAGAAAATCTTGTTGCGACGTTGGAACATCACGAGCGGATCAAGCTCCGGTTCAACGGGGCACAGATCCCGATTGTGTCTCCTGGCGTCGATATGAAAATCGTGCAGCCCAGCAATGGTGCGGCCCAGATTGCCGATTTCCAATCACAGTCGACCAAGAGTTACGCCGCCGGCACCGGCACCGATCCACTGGCCGTCAGCCAGGACTACAGCCAGGTCAACTATTCGTCGGCGAAGATGGCGGCGGCGACGTCCTATCGCACCGCCGAAATGCGGCGCGAGCGGCTGATCTCGTCGAATGCAATGCCGATGGTCGCGTCGTTCTTCGAAGACGTCGTGTTCTCCGGCCAGTTCAAGCTGCCGGCTGGCATCTCGCCGCTCGATTTCTATGCCGCCCGCGACGCGCTGATTTGCGGCTCGTTCATCACGCAGGGCGCTCCGAACCTCGATCCGGTCAAAGAGCGGCAGGCGCAGATGCTCGGCCTCTCGATTGGCGTCGAGACGCTGCAGGACATCGCCGCAGCGGAGGGCAAGGATTACACGGACGTCCTCGACCAGCTGCAGCGCGAGAAACTCGAACGCGAGCTGCGCGGCCTGGCGCCGATGGACATGATGGTGCCGGACCCGGCCGACCCGGTCGATCCGGTCAAACAAGCCGAACCCGACTCTCAGCCCTGAGGCACCATGGCCGAATTCATCACGCCGCCGCGCGCCTCGCGCTCGGCCGGACCGATGCTGTCGCATTGGCTCGGCAGCAAATTCATGAACGTGCCGCTCGCCATGCACGCGGCGTCCGCGAAGTGGCTGGTCGACCAGATTCGCGCGGGCTCGTTTGGAAGCGAAGTCAACATCGATGTTGGCGCGTCGAAATTCGCCGGAACCTACGATTCACGCTCTCGTTATCGGGTGACCGACGACGGCATCGGCATCATCTCGATTTCCGGCACGCTCGTCGACCGAGGTGACTGGCTTGGCGACCTCGGTGGCTGGATGACCTCCTATGAGGGGTTAGCGGAGCAGTGCCGTCGACTCGCCAAGGACGATGCTGTCAAGGCGGTTGTCCTCGATATCGATTCCGGCGGCGGCATGAGCCACGGGATCTCCGACTTCACCGCGGAGTTGGAAAAGCTCAAGGCAAAGAAGCGTGTTGTCAGTGTTGCCGCCAACTTCGCCGCTTCTGCGGCCTACTGGATAGGCTGCGCGGCGCACGAGATTTTCGTCACCCGGAACGGAGACGTGGGTTCGATCGGTGTGATCTCCACTCACCAGTCCCTCGCGGGAATGATGGACAAGGCGGGTGTTGAGACGACCATCATTTTTGCTGGCAGTCACAAGGCCGATGGGACGCCCTATCAGGCGCTGTCGCATGGCGCGCGTGCTGAGATGGCCGCCGACATCGACAACGTCTACGCCAGCTTCGTCGCACACGTCGCCAAGGCGAGAAAAATTTCCGAGGACGCCGTGCGGGAAACCCAGGCGCGAATCTTCAAGGGCGAACTCGCCGTCAAGGCCGGCCTCGCCGATGGCGTCAAGAGTTTCGAGGAAACCCTCGAATATGTGCGCGCGGGGATGAAGAAAGCCCCGAGCGGAACCCCGAAATCTGCAACGACCACTGCCAAAAGGAGCCGGTCAATGTCCGAACCGACCGGGGCCGACGATCGGTCCCTCATCGAAACTGCCATCACCTCGGCGGTCCGCGTCATCGAGGCGAACCGCGCCGCAGCTGTTGCTCCGGCCGCCGCGCCCGTCGCTGCCGCCGCACCGGTGGCCGCTGCCGATCCGCGTGAGCGCATCAAGGCGATCCTGAGCTCGGACGGCGCCAAGACCCGGCCGCTGCTCGCCCAGAAGTTGGCACTCGAAACCGACGTTTCGGCCGAGACCGCCGCGACGCTCCTCGCCGCTGCCGCCGAGGAAAAGCCGGCCGCCGCCGACGCGACCGTTGCCGACGCCCTCGCCGCCCAGATGGCCAAGCCCGGCAACGCTGCCGGCGTGAAGCCGGACGCGGGCGAGTCCGCCCGGCCGTCGCTGGCCGACAAGGTGAAGGCGCGCCACGCCAAGACCAAGGCAGCCTGACCTCCCCACCCCTGATCGTGCACGGCCGGCGCTGAGGCGCCCATTCTGGAGCTACACTCATGACTGTGACTGCAACTTACCCCCGCCTCAGCCATGACTGGCTGAAGCACGAGACGGACGTCGCGCTGTCGCGCGAAGTCGTCACCATCAAGGCCGCTGCCGGCAAGCTCGACACCGGCATGGTGCTGGGCAAGATTACCGTCGGCGCCGCATCATCGGCGGCCAAATCCGGCGGCAACACCGGCAACGGCGCCCTGACGCTCGACGCCACGACCCCCGTGCTCACCGGTGCCAAGGCCGGCGTCTACGCCGTGCGCGCGGTCGGCGTGGCGGCGAACGGCGCGTCGTTCTCGGTCACGGACCCCGATGGATTCGTCATCGGCAACTATACGATCGGCGGCCCGGCGTTTGCTACGGGCATCAAGTTCGCGATCGCCGACGGCGCGACCGATTTCGTGCTCGGCGACGGGTTCGACATCACTGTGGCGGCCGGTAGCGGCAAGTACGTGGCCTGCGATCTCGCCGCAGTCGATGGCAGCCAGGTCCCGGCGGCGCTGCTGAAGGACTACACCGACGCCTCCGGCGTCGCTGACGTCAAAGCGGTGGCCATCGTCGGGTTCGCCGAGGTCGTCATGGCGGAACTTGCCTGGCACGCCTCGATCAACCTGATCGCTGAGAAGCGCGCCGTGATGGCGACGCTTGCCGCCAAGCACATCAAGAATCGCGCCGTCGCCTGACGGCGAAACGCCGCGTCCGACTGACCCCTCGCCTGAAATTGGAGACTAACCGATGCCGCAGATGGACCTAGCGCGCGTCATCGAGAATCCGCGCTATTCGGTGCGCGGCCTCTCGGACGCTATCATGAACGTCCCGAACGAGTACGACCTCCTCGCCCGCATGGGCCTCTTTCCCGAGCGCGGCATCCGCACCACGTTCGTCGAGATCGAGCGCAAGGACGGCGTGCTCAACATCCTGCCGCAGGGTCTGCGCGGCGGTCCGGCCACCAAGGCGCGCTCAACCTCGCGTGACAAGGTGATCGTCAAGACGGGCTACATCCCGCACGAAAACCGCGTGATGGCCGACGATCTGCAAAATCTTCCGGCGTTCGGCTCCGAAGACTTTTTCGAGCAGTTCGACGAAGTCGTCATGGAGAAGATGGAAGAGACGGCGGCGAAGTTCCGCCAGACCTTCGAATACTACCGCTGGGGCGCGTTGAGGGGTAACGTCTACGACGCCGACGGCGCCTCCGTCCTCTACAACTCCTACGACCTGATGGGCGAGACGCAGTCTAGCTTCGATTTCAAGTTCGGCACAACGACGGCCGACGGTCCACTGGCCGCCGCCAAGGCCATGCGTCGTCATCTCGAGAAGTCGCTGCGCGGCGAAACGATGACCGGCATGCTGGTGCTGGCGTCGGCCGAATTCATGGACAAGCTGACGACCCATCCGCACATGGCGAAGACCTACGAGAATCAGCAGGGTCGCCCGAACCCACTGCTCGATGATCTGTGGGACGGCTTCGTGCATGGCGGCGTGATGTACGTCGAACACAATGGCGTTGCCAGTTACGTCGACCCGGAAACCGGCGCCGAGACCGAGCACCGGTTCATTCCCGAAGGCGAAGCAATCGCCGTGCCGCTCGGCACGCGGCAGACCTTCAAATCGTACTTTGCCCCCGGCACCGCGATCGACACGGTCAACATGCCCGGCCAGGCGATGTACGTCTCGCCGAAGCTGCTCGATCATAACCGCGGCATCGAACTGGCTTACGAGACGGCGCCGCTGTTCCTGGTGCAGAAGCCGCGCCTGGTGCTGCGGGGCTACTCGAGCAACTGACGCGGGTCACCGCTGACGCTGCCCTGCGGGGCCACTGACTGACGGGGGATTTTCATGAAAGTGCGGATGAAGGCGGAAAGGCGGATCAAGGTCAATGACCTGTCGACCCGCATTTT